TTAAAAGCAAGTATTTTCCATCACCCTTCTTTGTATCCTTCATCTCGCTGTCGGTGATAATAGCCAAATAGTCGTCCATCGGAATGGGGGTAAATTTCCCAGTTGGCTCTACGACGGTACTGTCAAAGTTTAATTCAGTCATTTTATATCAGTCTCCTTTATTATATTTTTATTCCTCTTTCTGTGCATACGGTAAAAGTTTCTCAAGTTCCGAATAATCAAGCGAAATAGAGGGCGGCAACCTATACCTGTTCTTTGCCTTAAACCCAGCAGATGGTGTAAGATACATCACGCGCTCACCGGTATCAATCGCCCGGTTACGAGTCTGATTGAATCCTTCCTTCTCTGTGGTTACGTGAGTTTTAAGCGCGCAGAATCCTAAAATATCTGCATACTCTTCAACTTTTGCAGCCGCGCGTTTGTGAAGTTTCAACCCATTCTGATCATATGCTGGATGAATGGGGTCTTCAATTTTTACAACTGTACCATGCGCGATCATAATAACAATCATGTCTTTTTCATCGCGCAGGCGGGTCAGGATATCAAGCAGATCTTTCCATTCGGTGGATGCTTCAACATACCCGCGCCCATAACCCGGTTCCTCAATTGAAGAAACTTTAAGACGCGCGCAGGTTTTTTCCCACACCAAATTTTCTGTCCAATCTAATGAATCGACGATCACAGTTTTAAATTGGTGATCTTCATTGAGCAAAGATTTCAGCGCATCCATCACATCATCATATGACTTTGCAAGTGGGAAATGTGGCACGTCAATATCTCCAAGTCCGTCTTCAGTAATGATAAAAATCGGATCTGGCGCAGATGCCCCGAATGTGGTTTTACCAATTCCACTCGGCCCATACAACACAATGCGTGGTTTCTTCGGAGAATTTTTACTAATACTTTTAAGATCAATCACAATAGTTCTCCATTCGTTTTGTTCGTCGTTCGTTTCTTTGCGGTCGGAAGCTGCAATGCTTCAAAATCGCGTATCTATGTAGGACGCGTTAGTATTTATAAGTTTGCGTCACTCGCCCGATTTCGTTCTGTTGTGATGCATACAAAGCATCTGGCAATTTTCTTCTATGGTTTTCCCACCTTTGTTCCAAGGAATAATATGGTCTGCTTCCATTTGATCAAATTCATAATGTATTTCAGATCCACAGACTGGGCATATTCCTTTTTGCCTTTCGTATATTTTCCTTGCTATCTTTTTATCAAAGTTTCTTAAACTCAATACCTTTTGTTCCTTTTCTCCACTTAATAAAAATTCATAAATTCCACGTTTCTTTTCCACCTCGTCGTCATCTATAAGATCTTTAATTCTTTTCTCCAGTTCAGTGGGATTATAATCAACATCTTTGTATTTGTTATACAAGATTCCCCATTCTAATCCTTTCATCTCCTTTCTATAATTTTTAAATGTTGCGTCCACCCAATTGATTACCGATTGGAAATATAACCAAAGTTCATTTGCATTAGACTCGTGTTGATGCTTGGCCATATAATCTTCGATCTGCAAACCATCTTTAGAAGAAATCCATCTTATAGAAGTCTCCAAATAATCCTGTCTGATTGCCGTGCCCACGAGGTATTTCTCGGCAATTCCATATGCTGAACATCCAGTTTTTGAAAATCGTTTCTTTGCTTCAACTAACCACTGCCCGGTGTATATGGCATTTCTTAATTCTTGATCGGTTAATTTTTCTCCAGCAATATTAATAATTTTAAACCAATCCAACTTCTCCCTATCATCACCCTCACAAAAATAAATCATCAACTTATAATCTAATATTTGTTTCTTCTCGCTTTCGGTGAGATTATGAAAGAATTGACAATCGATCGAGAATGCCCCACCGATATATTGACAAATGCTCACAGTTCTCTGCTGACCATCCAGCAGCTCATATTTTCCATCTGGATTTCTAACCCAATACATAACATTGAGGGGAAAATTTTTTCTAACGGTTTTTATAACTTCGTCTCTTTGTTTATCTTTATACACAAATTCTCTTTGAAACGGAGGTCGGATATTAAGTCTTCCCCCATATCCGATGGCTCCATTATCGACGTCGTCTACATATCCATTGGATATTTCTCGAATCAACATTTCTTTTAATTGTATTTGCATTTATATCACTCTCTTTTTTATCAATAGCCGCCTATAAAGAGTTTTTCCATTTATAATGTTAATATCGTCGGAAAAATCTTGTCCGTCGTGATATCGACTATCACTCACTATTTCAAATTGTTCTGGATTGTACTTATCAATAAACGTAATTGGAACACCCATGACCCCTAAGTAATCACATGGTATATCTTTGGTTATGTCTACGTTTATAGCGTCATAATTATCATATTTAGGATAATCGTTTACATTATATTTTTTATACAGAACCAAATCTTCGTGGCGTTCTTTATAATCCATATTGGTAAACCAACGAACCCCTTTTATACGGATATATTTTTTTCCCTCGTTATCAATCCTAGATCCTGCGGCATTTAAAGGATAATGATCGGGTACTCTGAATTCTCTATCCCCACTATGAATGCTACATCCCAACCATATTTTATCTTTTTGTAATAATGAAAAAATCTCTTTATAAGTGATGGCATTCAGGTTTCCAATAATTATAAATTTTTTATCGTAGTTAATCAATTGCGCCACATATTCCCTAAATAAAGAAAATGGTGGATTGGTCACAACAACATCTGCTTCTTTCAACAACTCAACACATTCTTCGCTACTAAAATCTCCGTTTCCTTTCAGTTTAAAAAGATTAAAGTTTGCTCCATCATATTCTATTTTATATGTTGTGTCTTTCGGATCATAATGCGTCGATATTAATTTTTTCAGACCAAGATATTCAAAATTTAATTTGAAATATTTCCAAAAATTGCTTTCTGTCGGATCATCACAATTACAAAAAACAACTTTCCCTCCAAAGTGTTCTTTATAATGTTTTAATTCTTTTTCTATATCAGACATTTGCGTATAAAATTCATCTTGTTTATCCCGTTTTGCATTGTTCAACTGTTTATTTTTATTGCTTCCAATTTCCGAAGTCATGCTATACACTTCGCTCGCATACTATTTATACTTATCCGAACATATTTATTCAAATAGATACAATTAAATACTAGAAGCACCTATATTGTTTACATGTTGGAACTTAATGAAATTATTATTATTTTACAAGATAGAAATTTAAGCGAAGTGAGTCGTAGAACCGGACTTGCAATACCCACAGTGTGGAGAATAGCAAATAATCAGGCAGGTAATGTAGGGTATGAAACCGTAAAAAAGTTATCTGACTACCTTGAAAAGAAACCGGGCGAGTGATATTTCTTGGAAAATGTATTATTTATTCCACGCGCGCTTGAAAACAGATGCAAGATTATTAAACTAAAACAACATTCTAAAAACCCAGATCAAACTACTTGGAGTTTAAAGGATAGTTTTTATCCAACCGATGTGGATATTATAGAGCATGTAGCAAATGGAAATAACTACGGAGTTATTCCGATCAATAATACAATAGTCATTGATTGCGATTCGGAGAAATTATATTCTACAATCCCTTCGAAATGGAAAGAAACACTTACCGTAATAACTGGAAGAAGTGGAACCATTGGAAGGCATTTATTTTTCAACTGCACGGATTCACCAAATACGAAAATAAGTATAAATGATCCCGATAATCCCAAAATACAACTTGGAGATATTAGGGGTAGTGAATCTCCATTCTACACAGTTGGTGCCGGAAGCATTCATCCAGATACCGAAAGAAGATATAAATATAAAAACCCCGATGCTCCATTAATTTCCGTTTCGTGGAAAGAAATACAGACAGAATTATTTGATAAATTTAAGGTAAAAATAAAAGAATCTATACCGGATAGGACAAGTAAAATATCAACAAATCCACTCACAGATAAACTTAATTTAAGAATAGAAAACTTCGCAATGCCAGCGGGTAAAATAATTCGGCGTGCCAACGGTGATATTCAGGGATCTCACCCAATACATGGTTCTACAACTGGAATGAACTTTGCTATCAATCCTCAAAAAAATGTTTGGCATTGTTATAGATGCGACGTTGGTGGAGACCCAATTTCATGGATAGCGTATGCTCACTGTAGAGTGCCAGAATGTGATTGTAATAAACTTTCGGACGACCAATTCAAAGAGGTTGTCGAATGGCTACGTAAAAACGGATATGAAAAGGAACTCAAAGAACTCGATGAAAAATATTCTCCAAAATTGGATGTGGAATTAATAGATGGAGAATCAATAAATAATATTATAAATCAAAAGTCAAAGGAAGAAAAACCCCCGATTGTTCAACCAACAAGAGAAGTTCCTACTGTTGGTAATATAATAGAACTAGAGATAAAAGCGGCAGAAGATCGTTGTAAACTTCCTCCGTTTCCAGAAATTAATGATGGGTTATTTAAAGATTATATTGAATTAGGAAAGAGGGTTTCGTATTCTTTACACGAATTCCATTTTGCTGCTCTAATGTCAATTGTTTCAATAGCTATAAAAAGAAGGGTTCTTATACAAGTAGGTATGACGAAAATTTATACCAATGTGTTTACAATGGTTGTTGGTCATACCACGATTAGCGGGAAATCCGTTGCTTGCAACATGGCTATAGATTCGTTTTCTCCCGCTATAATTCATGAAGAAAATATAAATAAATTACAATCCACCAATCTTCTCCGTGGAACAATAAGTGAACCCGCATTAATCCAAGGACTAGATGAAACTTATAATTCCCTTTGGTATTATGATGATTGCGCTGGGTTTTTCGAAGATGCTGCTAATTGGAATGCTCATGTTCTCGGAACGATGTGCAGTCTATATGATTGCACCGCAGTAGAACGGACATTATCAAAGCGCGGCAAAAATGGAGAAAAATATAAATGGGAATGTCCAACACCATTCGTTTCCCTATTATTTAATACCACTAATAAAGATATAGAAACGATAGCAAGCGCGCGATTGTTTTCTTCTGGGTTTTTCCCACGGTTGATGTGGTTTTATGGTCAGGGTGGAACGCCGAGGAAAAATGAAAATGTATCTGAAAGTGATAAAAAAATAACAAGAGAAATATTTAAAGAAATTGCTACATTAAGAACAAAACTTGAAATATATCCAGATGATGGTGTTGTCTTTGGCGTTTGTAATGAAATAGAAGATTGGAAACTTAATTCGACACTCGGCAAACTCAATTCCGAAGACGAATCGTATAGAACAGCGATTTCCAGAGGGTTTATACACGCATATAAAATTGCGGTGATTCTTACAATGGTTGATAAAGAATTTCAATCTACCATTCCAGATAAACTTAAAGTATTACAACCCAATGAAAAATATACACCAATAGTTGTAACAATTCCCCACAAACACGCGATGATGGCTATTAAAATAGTAAATGATTATCTTATACCACGTATGATGCATGTATATGATTTATGCAACAACTCTGATATGAAGAACCACCAAGTGATTGTTAGAAAGGCGATAATTGGATTTGGGGGATCTGCGGAAAGAACAAAACTTTTAAAGAAGACACATTTAAACAGCAAAGACCTTAATACCGCTTTAAATACTATGGTGGAATCAGGAGAAATAAAAATGTATGAGAGTAAAAAGAGCGGTAGTGATAAACCAACAACGGTTGTAATCTTAACAGATTGAAGTCAAATAAATAATATTAATATAATCAATTTTGATTAACCATTAAAAAACACATTTGATTTTATTTAACTAGATAATTATAATGATTAATCATTATGATATATATGTTTAACAATTTAAATTAACGTATTGCATTTATTAATCACTTTTATTAAATTGCAAGTTCACAAAGTTCACAAAGTTCACAAAGCTCACAAAGAGTACGTAGTTATCATACCCATTTTTTTAACGTCGTGTTTACTTCTATAATACATAGGGTCTGTGAACTTTGTGAACTTTGTGCGTTATGTGAGCTTTGTGAGCTTTGTGAATTTCCTTTATTTTCATAGAACGCGAATATTTATTCTCCACAGGAAATGGTGGTTATACCCCATTTTTCTAAACGCGCATATTGCCAGTGGAACGTTCATAGCGCGGTTTTACCAAAAACGTGGATACTTGTTCACAAAATACATCTTTCAAGAAATCT